GCCTCGCCATGCTGATAAGGCGGCGTATATGCCCAATTGTGCCCATTGAAACAATCGCGGATCCCTCGTTCCGATCCGCTTACATAGTCATACGCGTAGACGTTGTCGGGGGCGCCGGTTGATTGCGATGGAGTAAGGCGGCCGGAAAAAGGAGGGCCGAAGGCCGATGCTCGACTATACATCACAAAGTTACGTTTAAAATCAGGGTTATATTGGGGATCTTGTGGAATCTCAAATCCGCCAGTAGCAACGACATATGCCGGGATCCCATTTCTTTGGCTGGCATTCAGAAGATGCCAGGAGAATCCCCTTGGGTTTCCGTCAAAACTGTAGGGCATTAGGTTTTCCGAAGAGGAACAAAATGCTTTTGCGCCGTACATTGTATAAAACTGGTTGCTGCCATCGGAGCCGGATTCAAATTGATAGGTTCTTTGCCCCTGGTGAGATGCGCGCATGCGCAGGCGAGCGGCGTAGATTTCGCCTTCTTTGAACTTCGCCTTTTCGCTAGCATAACCACGTGGAACTAACTTTGTATATTCTGAATCTTTAAGGAAGAAATTTCCAACCTCAGCCACAAAATTGCTAGCCATTAAATTATAAAGACCAGACCCCTTTGGCGAAAAAGATGCCTGAATGGGTACCGAGGAATTGCCCTCATGCCACGCAAATCTAGCGTATGGATCTGCTTCCATATCAATGAAGTTTAATCCTGCCATATATTTAGATGGCTCGACAATCGCTTCAAAGGGAATTCGGCTAAAGAAAGACGCACTTGGCGAAATTGGAAGGGAGTAGCTGGCGGCCATGGCGAAATCTGTAACTCGCGGATACAGCGCCCAGTTCGCGGGAATCGATCCAGTTCCCGCATCTACGGATGCCGAATAAGCATATCGTCCAATCTTAGACGGGTCAGTTACAAGTGCCCAATCGCAAGCAACACCTGCCTTAATTGAGTTGTATAGGATACCGGGCGCGAACAAAGGTTGGTAAACGGCACGAGCAAGAGCGGATTGTGCGCCAGATAAAGAAGTATCAATACCATCCGCCTCTCCGGAAATATTAGGATTACCCGTAGAGATTGCATGTGCATATGAGCGAGAAAATTCACTTACCAAATCCAGCGTGCGCTGGGCCGGATAGAAACCCTTATAGGGATTAAAGCGAATTGCTGCGCGGCATGTTAATTTGAATTCAGTAGCTGAAAGATCGGACATCTTTCTTACGTCTAAGAAGTTCTTCATAAAATCGGAATTGGAAAAGTCCAAATAGAAATCTTCTTGAGAACTGTTAAAGTCGGTACCAGGAATATCAAAGGTGTCGAATGTTCTTTTCACACTCGATCGCAAATAATCTTCTACCTTTTCACTAATTCTAAATTCAGGTATAACGGAATATCCCTTCGCTTTTAACTTAAGATCTGCCTTGAAATCATCATAACTATTGAACCATGGCTCAGATGCTGCCGACACAAATCCAATTGTTGTGACATTATTCGCATCTATGGTACCGGTAAGATATCCAGCTGCAGCCGGCGCGTCCCAATATGCTTCGCCAGAACCAGTAGAGGCAACCACTCCATGTAATATACTCTGGAATTCCCACCCGGGCTCATAGGATCCAACATTGTACCGTGTACTTATCTGGTTTGGCGACATGACAGAAATGGGAGATGTGAGCGTGTGCTTTCTTGCATACAGGGCCCCGGGGGCCATGGCTGCAATCATCTTGCCCCACTTCCACGATGGGCTCAGGCCCGGGCCCGTGCTAGCACTTGCATGCCACCAGCCATATGTGTTTTGTAGCTCGCCCCCACTTGAAGAAGCTTTAAGTGTCCATTGCAGGGCCGTGTTGTCGACACCATCTAGCCGCACAATGGGGGGTCCTGTGCGTGTAAGGAAATCTGTGGGTGCGTCTAATGGCCACGAACTCTGACTAAGGCGCCAGCGATGTGTTTCTGGGGTACTGCCGGATCCCCACCAAATTCCCAGCGAATTGCTCAAAGTGTTGCCTAAATCCATGCGGTTGGCGGATGAGTTTCTCCAATATTTGTTATCATAGGTGCTCCTAAATGCGGAGCGGGCTGCGAATTCGTTCCTAAGTGCAGGGTATACACACTCGCGATAATGCACCCAATTCAAATTGTATGCTGGGCCTGTGCGCAATGCCATCAATTGCTCGAAAGAAGTAACTTCTTTGTCAGTATGAGGATTGATGTTTAAGTATGCATTTAATTGTGGCTGGTTAAAGTATATCAATTCATTATTATAGGACGTGCGCACAGTAACATTGTCGGTCTTGGTTGTTGTTACGCCTCCAACGATTTTTGTTGTATCATAATCATAATTAACGTATGCCGCGCGGCCTTTCAACGACAGGGGCCGCAAATCATAAGAATTCAACACATTCCCAGTCACAACCATTGAAAGTTTGTTGTTTTTGCGCTCATGTCTCAGAATTGGATGATTGCCTTGTCTGGTTTGGTTAAATGTTCCCCAACCATAATTGCTGCCACGGTGAATCATTAATCCATTAAAGAACGAAGCATAACCCTGGGCGTTGATTCCACTAATCATTTTTGTATTTCGTATCTGTCTAATGGAATCGCCAGGAGGACCCATTGTGTTGGTGGCGCCTGTTACGTTTTCATATAGATTCGTATTCAGTCCGGCGGGTGTCTCTATGATTGGCTGATTATATGTTGCTCCAACCCCCTCGATAACCGCGTACCTCTTATCGACTCCCCAGCTGCGATTGCCGGCAGCCCAATACGATCCGAAATCACTTGCACTTAAGAACGGGAAATATGGCCCAATTCCGCCGATAGAAGATGAGTAACGACCCATTAGGGGTCCCTCAATGGGCATGAATCCGTAATATCTATAATCTGTAGATTGAGAAATTGCGCCTGTAATCCATGCGTATTGACGATCTGATCTGGGGATTTGATGTTGAACAAAGAAATTGTCGTATTCATTTGAACGACAAATAACAGTAGTGTCAGTGCCGCAAATTCGTGGCCTTGTGAGGTTGTTGCGATGCACTTTGTGGAATCCAGGCAGCTGGTTATAATGTGCTCCTGGCGCGCCAGAGCGAGGATCGTTAGCTCGGAATACCGCCGTGGTACCAGTTACCCAGAGTGAGTCGCGGCCAAAGCGGGCGGTATGGCGCGCCAGTTGTGATCTAAGGCCATAATCGTACCCGTGAATATCGGATACTCGAATGCCGGGTCCGCCGGCGCCTGTGGCCTCTGAGAGCGTCCCTGACGGGCCCTGAGACGGCTTAATAACTGACAAGTTTCTCCACGGTGTCGCATTGTAGACTGCAAACTCATTGCCGCGAAAATCGCGGTATCCGGCTGGGGAGGTGTCCAAGCCGCCAGGGTTGGAGAACTTAGAGCGAATAACCGAGGTACCTGTCGATTTCGTCAAATATCCTATCGAATAATCGCCCATGAATTCAAAGTGGCTGCCAGTGTATCCGGTGTATGCCGGTGCATCTGTATCGTGGGCCCGCAGCCATCCGGTTCCTCTGTGAATGTCTAAGAAAGTGCGAAGCTGAGTCGAGGAAGTGGCTGTGTTCTGGAACGCCGGTGGGGGGAAGGAGATAGATGATTGGCTCTTGACAAAGTTGCGCGGGTTAGAATATGATCCAACTGTGTGTACAATCTCGTAGTTCTTGCGATAGTTGCCCAAAATTGTAGAACCAGAGCGCAGCCGAATGTTGCGAATATTAACCGGACGCTTGGCGGTCATATCGCGATAGTACGTTGCCTTTTGAGATCCCGTCATCGGATATGGTCGCTTACCCACTTCGTTAGCTTCAGGCCATGGGTAATCTGGCGACGCCAGGCCAATTGCGCCAGAAGTATCTGGACACTTGCCCAGCAGCAGTTTCCACGCTTCAGGGCGGGTGAGATAAGAGTCCGAACCTTTATTGAGTGGGATGTGGCGGGACTGATGGCCGCCGACAGCGTAATTTGTGAACGGACCCTGCAGTGGCACTTCCATATCGTCGCCATATACATCATTGTGAAGGTTTACGATATCAAGATTGGCAGATACGCGTGTTATAACTTGCTTGCTGTATCCGCTCTTAACTGAGGAGCTTACCAGGTTAAAGGGGAAGACAGCCGTATTTTTAAGAACCTCGGTATAGCCCGTACCGCGGGCATAATCTCGGCCCATGTTGACGGTCATAATTCGCTTAGCTTTTTTGTATCGCGATGGGCCCTTTCGCTCTTGGCGAATTTTAAGTGGTTCAAGAGGGACAAGGTCTTCCGTGAATCCAACCATTACGTTTTGTGGAACGAACACTCCGCCCGATGGGGCGTAAACGGGGCCGGCGGGATATAATGCTGAATACGCGTACCCAATTCGCTTGGATGGATCAAAATTTACACCACCCTTAATCGGATATAAGATTTTAGAGACGCGGAGAGAATACGTACCGCCTAATTGATTTGCCAGCTTCTTGTTTGGTCGGTATGTGACGCCGGCGGCTGTTTTAAGAACTAGGGCTGAGCCACTTTTAACTGGCAAAGCATAACCTGTTTCTCTGATCCTCTGGCGGGCGCGATCAACGTTAACGTCGCCAGTAGCAATTTCATACGACCCAGTGCCCTTGCCGGCGGGGATTGCGCGGCGCTTCCAATATTCTCCATGTTCTTTGGTGTCTCGCGGAGATTCTTCCAGACCGCCCCACAGATCAGCCACCCAGTCGGGGACGGGCGAGTAGCCGTGGAGGCTCGACCAGGGGCCCATTATTCGGGTCTCAATATCAGGAGGCTTAAATTCTAAAGTAGGGTATTGGGAATTATACTTGTTTCGCTCCAAAACATGACTTTCAATAGTATTGTAAACATCGCCAACAAATCCGGAAGAAGCTGGAACTAATTGCTTTATGATTAGAGCTAGTGCATCATCAAACCACTTATAATATTCGGTGAAGCGCTCGGCCGTTTGAATATTTTGGAATTTTTCAAAGAAGATTCTGCGTAGGTGCTCGATACTCTTGTATCGCATTCTATAACGGTTTACTGGCTCGCCAATGAGATTATGAAAATCTGCGGCGCCGGCAAAGAAGTCCAATATCTGCTCCGATACTACATTGTACATGCTCTTTTCAAGTGTGTAAATGTAGTCCGGAATTTGTTCTGCTGTTCCAAAAACTTCGTCATCCAAGCTTAGAATTTGAACTTGATCGGACGAAACAACTCTTTCGGGAGAAATAAACTTGAATTCATTAACCAATTCTCGTTTTATAACTTCTTCAGAAGATGTTTTAAACCCGACTGCTTTACCGGTGTGAAGGTGTCCTCCAACTTCTCCCATCCAGCCAAAATTATCTCTCACCAACGCTGAGCCAGAGCTTAAATCTGATACATAAAAGGCGCCGGCGCTATCCGAGCCCGTTACATTTCCAAAATACCAATCCAAAGCCAATGCATTGAAATTATAAGAACGAACCGATGAGCCAGAATCAAGAGGAGAAATATGCATATAAGAACCTGAAATTCCTGCGTTTTCTGGATCTAGTGCGTGCTGTTGCAGTGCGTAATTATCAAGGTATTTCAACCAATACCTAGCTGTACTACCTTTAACATCGGATGGATAAAGATTGGTTGCGCCAGTAATATTGGTGTTATACGCCCCCACATACAAGCGCTTTGATGCTTGCAAAAAGTTTGAGGCGCTAGCCACACTAATCGTGCCGGTGACTGAGAATGAGTTCTGGACTGTGCCTAATTGATTGTTGTATCCCCCAAAAACAACATCGTACGAAGATGCGTTAGAGGAAGACACCAGAGTACTTACCGGATAATTATTCGGCTTGATTCGAACGGAAAAAGACCAATTTTCATTATTGTATACATTAAGAAAAGTGGAACTGGTCAATATGGGCAATGGGTATGGATCTGTTCCAGATTCTAATTTGAAATAAACGTTGGGGGAATATGCAGCATCGCGGACTGCGTATACCTGAAAGTTTGCGACGTCGGAAGAATAAATGGCGGTATTGTCGGGTTCGTGTGCGCTAGCCGAATGCATTCCAAATAAGGATATTTGAGTAAAATCGCGCCGGAAAGAATCGAGTGAACGAATAAATCGCGGAAAAACGATTCCCACTTCGGCAGTCATACCATAGGTTGGTTCGGGCCCTGTGCCCGAACTGCTTATATATCCACGTGACGAATCCGTGTGTGGATCCGGGGCCTGGCAGACCACTCCATGAATGTTTACTTGATCATTGAAGTTTACAAAAGTTCGTTTCTTTAAAATTTGTTGAAGATTGTTGCGTAATTCATAAAGTTGATTGTTTGAGTATACGTTGTAATTCACCAAATCATCACTAAGATAGAAACAGCGAAAAATGTTTTTAATAGCCTTTTCCGTTCCCTTGGCTTTGTAAATGTTGGCTAAGTTGTTATAAAGATTGGTATAGATTAAGTTCTTTAATTCATGCAAATCGCCTTCAAAAAGCGCGGTATCACTTCTATTTAAGAATTTTTCGGGCAGCGTGGCGTCAATAAACAAATCCGGAGTATAAAGCCCCAATGATTGAGGGAGGTGGCGCGCGAAAGGGAGAGGATCGGCGGATGCGCTGGGATACGCATGATGTTTCAGCTGCGGGATAGCAGAAATCTGTAGGTGTAATTTGTCAAAATATGCGCCGGCAATGTGTGATAACTTTTGGAGGTTATCATCTTCAACTGCATCTTCTTCTTCTATCATCCATGTTGGGAACTGATTTGCAAAGAGCCCTGTGTTNTGTCCATCATGATAAGATCCAGAATTTAACAAATTTGTCTTAAGCAACGAAACGTCAGGGTGGCTTTCATATATAATCGGATCCAAATACTCTTTGATTGCGGCAGAAGCCAAAACAATGGCCGACCCTGTATTGCGTGAATTGGTGGTGTATCCGGTCCACGTACCGTTGCAAAGGCGGCCGCCATAATCTAAGACATTGCTGTCAATGGTGCTATCGCCAGTGATACCTTCATTGAATTTGTAATACATGCCCAGCGATGTATTAGAAATGTCAGTATTGACGCCGCCGCGAATCTGTGTAAACCAGTGACGGCCAATCTGTGAGGCGTCTCGGACCACTTTCCAAAATCTAAATTCATCAAGAGACCCACTAAATTTACCGGCGCCTGACCAGTCGGATGCATCAGATCCGGCATGACTCATTCCAGAAGCAACTGCGCTAGCGGACGGGGCAGCAAGAAGAGCGCCCACGCGGCCCATCATGTTCTTAGATTGAAGCTCCCCTATATTAAAGTTAGAATAGGTATTGACTGCGTTTAGATCACCATTAACGTAAAGCTTGGCTTGAAAATCGCTTCCCGTATTATACACCGCAATGGCATACTGTTTCCAGCTTCCGAAATCTAAATTTTGCCCAATTGAAGAAGTGACGACTGCCAAAGTGCTGCCGCTTACATCTGCCAAGGCGCCACCAGATCCTGATTGGACAGTAATCAAAAGAGGGTTTCCGGCGCCCACGCCGCCTGTCAACTCAACTGTAATGCGTCCATAATCGGCACTCGAAGAGTTGGCGTTGTTCCACATGTCAAAGATAACTTGCTTGGTGGTTTGGGCTGGATCTGCACCCACAGAGCCAGTTTGGGCCCAAAATTCAATTGTAACACCGGTATCAAAATTGCTCTTTAAGTTGGATTCGCGAGTGCCTTTGCCATAAGTGGAAATAAGGCCGGCGGTAGTATAAATGCTGTCATCGTAAACGTTGTTGTACTGCAAATTGCTAGAAGAGAAATCTGGGATCATCTCTTTTAAAGTCAAATCTGCGCTAGTCACATTTGGGCCGGCAAAGAATGTTATATATTCGCTGGTGGCCGGCACACTATATCCAGAGCCAGTCACTTTTGTTACGGTGCCATAACCATCTGCACTCAGAAGAATATATCCTGTCGTGCGTGGGTACAGGTTATTAAAGATATATTTTTCTATATCTAAGGATTGATTGTAGAAGCGATTTATTTCAGCGTCGGATCCGTCATAAGGATAGAAATTGATAATTCTTTCAATTGCTGATTTGTAATAGAGATATGCAGAACCAAACTTAGCAAAGGATTCAGGTTTTGAATAATCAACATCAGGGAGATACGTATCTTGCTTGCGTGCTATCTCCTGCATATTTCGAGAAGATTCAACTTCTTGAAACGCATCTTTCTCAGTTTGGCTGCCTAGATATTCTCTTGTTTTGTCAGTTGACCCAAATAAATCTTTAATACTCATATTCTTCTACTCTAAACTTAAAAACTTTATTTTGTTCAATCCAGCTTGATAGCTCCGGATCATAAAATGCGAATTTAAATCCATATGCATAGCCACCCTTGAGCAGCCCCATATCAAAATCAAAATAATTGCCGGAAACATCGTATGATAAGCCGGTCCCAAACGTGCTTCCAGTATCATATTGCACGGCCTCTAATCCGTCGAGCACCCTAAACACCCTGTATGATGCACTGATAATCGCTGTATTGTCCACTGTTGCGTTTGCTTTGGTGTGTATTGTTGGATTCCAAAATTTACTCCGAACAAACAGGTTGAGGCGCGCTGTTTCTTGTGTGGTATATTTGTTTTTTAAGTTAGTGATATTAAGATAATAAACCGGATCTCGAATATCTTTAAATCCGACATCCAGATCGGGCTTGATTGCCCCAGTAACAAACTCGGTAACACCTGATTCTAGGGATTCACCAGCGCCTGACCCGCTCCACCATACATCGTAGAGGGTCTGCACGCGCGTTGCAGCCGCTGTAACGGCAATCGAGGCTGTGTATATGCCTGTGGACTTCCAACCGCCTGTGACGGCCGTAGTCGTGTTGTATAGGATGAGCTTTGACCCAGAAGGTGCTGAGTCATCGGAAGAGCCAGAATACAGGCTAACCATGATGGAGCCCGTAGAGCCAATCGCCGGAATGTTTCTCAGGCGGCCGCGGACATAGTTGTATAGGTAAATTGTATTTAAATTGTCCTCGGCTGGCGCCAAAGAGCTGCTGTAATAGAAGTTTCCGCGATCGTCTCGCTTAGCACTGTCCCAGCGCGCCTCGATGATGGGGCGTTTGAAGAAATATTGAGTGCCGCGAGCAAAAAAGCGCTTTGTATAATATGATTGCATGGCGCCGCCCGTAATAGGCAAAATGGGGCCCGCATTGGTGCCGCCGCCAAACCCCAGCACAGTTATGTCAGTAGAGTCGGATGTTGATATGCTGTTGTTACCGGCGTTGCCGCGGGTGTCTTGTGTGAGGGCAACGGTAGCCGAGGCGCCTTCTACAAATGTTATTTTGCCATAATGAGCATTGCTAGAGTTGTTGCCGGCCGCGGTCACTAGCTCGGCGGCCTTGCTAGCGTCCTCGGCCATGCCTTGAATTCCTATATTTGTTGTGGAGGCGCCATAAGTATTCGATGATGCATCGTCGTCAAGTGTATAGACAACTTCTGTTCCGTCAGTTGACTCAACTGTAAAGGTTTCGCCGTCGTAATCAGCGGCGATTGCGCTATTAAATTGTATTGATCCTGAAGCTGCAATCGCGGCATCCGACGTGTCATAATAAGCTTCCTGGCTAGATGTTAGTTGGATTCCTACTCCATAATTGTTCATCGCACCAGACACCCACAATTCAACCAGTGGTGTTATGTTGATTTCCAAATCTTCTAGGCCCGTTGCAAAGCTTTGACTATAGAATGGGGGGCTTCCTAAAGACGATACACTGTGGGATACATTTGGATTCCACTGATTTGATGCTGTGATGTAGGTGCCGCCGGAGGTACCATCCCAGGCCGATGTATTGGATGCCGACATCCAGTTGGATCCTGGACGACCCCTGGTAAGATCCTCATAATTAATAAGATCTAGCCCCTCACCTTCCTGCCATGATTGAGAGATGGGATAAACCATCAAGGTAATATCGCGAGGAACAGTACGTGTGTGTTCTGCATTGAATAGTTTGAGATAAAAGCTGACGCTGCCGCTAGCTGGGATAACCGAATTGGTTCTATCCTTTGAAATTGAAGTAACCGGGAAACTCATAAGAATGCGAGATAATTCTTGGGAACCTTGATAAGTCGAACTACTAGCTTGCTGTCTCCCATAAATAGAGTATGCCTCCACGATATCTGAGCGGCCGGTATTCGAGCCCGTGCCTCGGGTTTCCAAATCGGGCTTGTATGCGTTAACAATAGTGTTGTCTGCATCTGCTACGTATCTTTTTATGGCCATTAAATTACCTTCCCTACAATATCAACTTCTGGAAATTTAATTTCTAGAATTGCATTTTTCGGTACCACCAAATATGATCCGTCTGGGGCAATGTTCGGATCTATGTCGATTGAAGTTTGTGCGTATAATCCGCCGCTTTTGTTGGTGATTTTGACTTTTGTTACATCTAAAATATTATTAACTTCCTTAAGTTTGCTATAAATATCACTAATATAAAGCGGCTCACCGATAAAAAACGGTTGTGAAAAATGCTCTCGTATGGCCGCCATGGCATCATTGAACGCCTGATAACGGTCCGAACCTTCTCTGGGTTTGATTACAAACTCTACTCCAATATTAATAATGAATGGATCCAGTATATCAATCGTGTCGTTAATCATTCTATAGTGGCCGATCCAAGTTTTTAAATTGTTTTTAATAACAGCGCTGCATAGTGCTAGTTTTCCATCGGTACCTTCTGAGATTACATACATATTTAAATTTCTCTTCTGTGAGTTGGGATCACGTTGAGTCGAGCATCTCTTAATGGAGCCATATTTCAGTGGCATCCGATATGCTAAGTTTTCATAATCCGCTTGCGTCACGGCACGATTTTGGGTGGGAAAAGTATCGTAAATATTGGCTTTTATTTCCGAGGTAGTCGGGAACGAAACGCTGCCCATAATCGGCTCTTCGTTTGTTGCCTCTACAGATTGGATAACTTCTTGCACTTTGTTTTCTACCAAAGAAGGTCGCTCCTCAAATTCAAATAAAGAATTGGAGATGTCCGTGATTCCACCGACTGCCACATTTGAATTTTGTGGGTTTGTTGTTCGGAACGCTATGGTCAGTTCTGTGTTTGAGGGTACGATACCAAATGTTTCATTTTTAGAAATCCGGCTAGGATCAAATGACGTATCGGTTATATACTTCTTTCCGAACACATCCACGGCAATGTTCTGCGGTTGCGCTATTGCGTCCGATAGGCCGGATTGCCCACTTCCAAACTGCAGCACAGTCGCGTCTCTTCCCATCTCAGTCACGAACTTACGCGAGACCAGCATTGGCTTTAAGATGGATGGTACATTGTCATTTTTATAATTTGAGTTTGAAATTTCTTGAAAAACCATATCTTGAGCCAGATAGTCCACTTCAAAATACTGATTCCCTTCAGAATCGAACACTGAAATAATTTCAGCAATGTTTTTAGTCGTTAACGGGGCCCGAAGATATTTTACGTACCCTCCGACAGGAATGGTTTCAAATCCAAAATCTCCCGACACAACATTGCCATATGCTTTAATTGCATAATGAGTCGGGGCGCCAGTATCGCTATCAATTCTGGCGGCTACTGTGATATTCTCTGGCTTTCCAAAATCTATATTTTCGATTAATACAAACTGTAGTCCNGAGTTTGACGATACCGTTGTGCCGCGTTTTAAAATGGGGATGTAAGACGCGTCGGGCCCGAGGCCCGAGGGGGTCGCAGGTATCATTATGAAGAACGCGACGGCACCATACGTAGATGGGCGGCCTCCAAACTTATACCCCAGGGCGCGCCCATGACGCACAACATTTGTATACTGAAACGACGTGTCTAAAAACGCCTCATTAACGTTATAATCCAGATAAAACGAAAGCTGATCTCCGACATATGCGATGGCATCCAGCATCATCGCCCCGAAAGAAGCCTCGCTAAAATCCCGAAAAGTGTCAGGATAGAATCTTTCAACGATCTCTTGGAGATCTCCGCGAATCGTCTCAAACTCTCGATGAGTATAATCGATAGGCATTATCTTTTTTTGCTGATCAGCCATTAAAAAAAATCCTCAATTTAAATAGTAAATTCCATCAAATCTTTATAATTTAAGGTCGGAATTGCGTATTTAATAGTAGCTCGCAAGACGCTGCTATCCATTCCGGAAGAATCAAACGCTATTTCTTGTATTTCAATAACCGGCATATATATACGCGCTTGCTCTCGAATTCTTGCATCAACTTCGGCAAAGGTTTGCTCATCGAAATTTGCAAAGAGATATCTTTTGAGACCCACTCCGTAGTTAGGTGACATTATTCTTTCGCCAGGATTGGTCAAAAGTAACATTTTAAAATTTTGTTTGATTGTTTCTTTGAAGTTGGTAAGTGTGGTAAACCCATTGATCGAATCTTGCGATATAGGTACCTTTAAAGTTAAACGTGCCATTTATTTTTATTCCTAAAATAAGTATTGCTTAATCTTTTTTATCACACAATTCTCCATCCTTGTTATAAGGATTGGGTCGCAGTCGATTTTTCTTCCACCATGGTAGAAATTGGGCGCCGGGGGATATTTTAAATCGCTCTCGCAATTGTTGCAGCCACTGTAGCGCGCCAGAGTCAGAATCTTCCTTGCCCCACTCGCGAGAGCGGTAATAAACTCTAAACATTTTTTTCAAGATGCGTGCGGAATTGCGAAGTAACTGCTGATCCCACTGATCATAATCTACAAAAAACGGACTACGGCCGGCCCGAGAGTTAATGGCCGCCCATCCGCGGGCGCCCGGGATCAGGTTCACCGAGTGTATAAAGTCGAACTCTTCTCCATCAATTTCCATTACTTCTCCAACTTCAGAACCAAGTGTAATATTCGCGTATGTTCCCGGCTTTGAGCCTTCGTATGCGGCCTCGGGCCAGGCGTTGGCGGGTGAGCCCCAGATAGAAGTCCCAATGCCTCCATTAAGATCTTTATCGGTAACGGTCCACTCTCCAATTGAAGGCAAGAACGCCATATCATTATAGATAGCCATGATTCCCAAAACTTTTTTAAGCGAGAAAATGTAATCAACAAGAAGGCGGAATTTGCCATCTTCTTTAAGTTTTCCAATCAAACACCATAAAAGCTTACTGTCAGATTCAATTCCTGTGAATGCCGTAACTGGAGTATCGAGGGCGTTGATTTCTACTTCTGTTAACGTTTTTGAGTTGCCTAGGACATCCATTTTCAATTGTAATCCGTACCTGACGCCCAACTCCCCCTCTACGCCAACTGGCTTATCTTCTTCATCATAAACCAGGCGCATAGTACCCGGATAGTGTTCGGAGATCAATCCACCTGGGAGCCGGCGCACCGCTGCCACTGCTGTGTCTGGTATCATTTTTACTCCATTAACTTTAATATACTTCTCCAAGACAAATGGCTGTTCTGAGGTTGTGTCTGCTGTGTTGTGCGTCTGTGTGGGATCAATATCACCTATGCCCACGATGCCCGATGAAGAGCTTATGCCCAACATGACCTTCTCTGCGAAAGGCCTCAATAGCATCCCCTTTTGTTCTATATCCAGGTCATCAACGGAAATTGATGGCGGATTGCCATCGGATCCTGTCATTTCTGCAGCATCTCCCATAAAATATAGAAGTGCGCCGTCGGCTGAATCTATCATGGCATGATAATATCCCACGTAAGTATCATCCGATACAGTAGTAAATTCATTTCCATTAGAATAGAATGGCCCGGGCCATACCCAATCTTGACCTGCGGGATCTGGAGATTCTTTAGTTGGCAGGCCCACTGGAAATTCTACAAGCTTGGAACTCTTAGGGTTAAAGTCAAGATTAAAATTCGCGCCCTTCGCAAAAGTGTTAAGGAAATAATAATCTAAATCATATACGTCGGGCTGTAGGCCGGCCGCAGAAAGATTGTCAGTAAATTTCTGACCGATTTCTCGCAATTGTTCCAGCACCAGTTCTTTAAGAACGACTTTTGCATCGTCAGCGCTGTGAAATACCGCCTCAAGATTCTTCTCTTCCCGATAATTCTTGATTGTGTCGATAAACGACGCCTTGCCTTGGGCGATGGCCTCATTCAAATCGTCGCGATAAGGATAATCATAATCTTCCTGCAGGTCATCTAGTCGTTGTAATGCAGCCTCCACATCAGACGGCACCTCTACTGGCTCTCCATTTCGGGGAACACCTGGAATATCGCCATTTCGAATTCTATACGCATATAGCTGAACTGACTGCTCAAGAAACGCATACCAAAATTCATCGTCTTTAAAGGGATTAAGAAAATTGCTTCCAGCATCTTTGAGGGTCTCTTCCATTCTTTCGATAATATATGCCGCATACACATTACTGTAGTTGGTGGGGAAGGTGGGCGCAAACTTGCTAAAAGTGGCAATCGTTTTAAGGAAATGTGTTCCTACAAATATTCTAATGGTTGATAAAATAACACCCATTAAGCCTGCTTTTGCCGGGCGATCTAGAATTCGATTATAGGGAACCTCGACCACGCAATCTGGGTCTCCCTTAAGTCGCGAATCGTCAGGTATTTGGGGATACATTTGATCAATTTTATCTTGAATTTCCCCGAAATCTACCACCTCCGTGCTGGCTGGCTTACAGGGAGAAATTTCTGGAAACATTACATCCACGATTCCCATCCAGCCGGAGCCCGTCAGAGGTCGTACGTACATTGGGGGATTCATGTATGTTCCGCCATACTTGCCAGGGTCAAGATAGATAACGCGCGAGTCTCCCTCTCCAACATTAAATTGATTTAAACTTACTCCTAAAATCATATCTTCATTATTAATTGGGCGGCCGTCGGGCAGGCGTTCGCCGCGGGAATTATAATCAGGAACTGTCACATCATTATCCGACATTGGCATCCCGGGCGCTCCGGACTGCAAGCTGGTGCCTCGTGGAACTACGTACTGAAAATCATTAAAGGACAGTGTGTCAAACTTGGCGCCGTATTCCCATGCTTTCTTGTTATGTCCGATTGCGGCAGCAACGGACTTAAATTGAGAGCCCATAAAATCATCATACACTCTTTTTAGAGTACCGTACGGAATTTCTTGAGATAACATATCGTAAAGCGCCAACACTTGAGGAGCGCCGGAGGTCTTTCTTTCGAAACTCTGAGCCAAGTTTGGATATTGCGACAGGTTTAGCCGTCCGTCTTCGGCGCGCAATGGTTCCAATCCATCGTCAACAGCCAAGAATTCAAACTTCCTATCACGCAGAATGCCATAGTCCGTTTCTGATTTACGCTTTTTCTCTCGATCGTCATCGTCTTCGGGCGCAAGAGCATTGTTGTGATCGGCCGCTAGTGAATCTTGATTAAATAAATCTTGAATATATATTCTTACATTATCGGTAGGTCGATTAGCTATTATAGCAGGAGGTGTCCTGGTCGGGCTTTGGACAACTGGAACACCTTCAGTGTCGGTCACAGAATCCTCCCCAGCTGTCTTGAGAGAGGGGGCCGCAGTTTGGCCGGCGTATGTGATGGCCATCGCGTTAGATTCATCGTCTGGGTTGAATTCATACAAATCGGAAAAATAACATTTAAGATTAAACCCGTAGGCAAAGGGAGATTGGCCACCATTAGGGCCGCGGTTCATACCCTTAGCGTTATCTCTAAATTTTAATTCAACATCTGGCGTCTCATACTTTTTGCGCGGATTCCTAATAAATTGAACCCTTTCGGTTTGAATATTGGGGATCGTGTCCGTGTTATATCCAGGGTTTGGAATACTCGTAATGCTCAGATTTGTGGCTGAAATATCAAGACGGTCAAACTTAATACTATAAAACTTATAATCTTGAGAGTTATTGTTACTATCAAACTCCATGGAGTTTTGGAGATCCTTAACTGCGCTGAATGATGCTCCACCGACTTCTGGAGATTCATGTTCTGAGCCGGCATTTTGAAACTGATACATTAGATATTCGGATACATAAATGGGATATGCTCCTTCTTGTCTTGGCAAGGGTGCAAATTTACGACCAAGGGCGTCTTGGCCGTCGGAATCCATAGTCAAGGAAGGCCTAACATAAAAATCCACATCCTCCTTGTTGTTAAAAGTTAATCGCTGGTGAGTACTGAATGGGCGCCCGAGCGTATCTGACATAATCATGTTAATAAGACCCCATCGTTTCATCCACGGGCCATTGTCCAACATATCGGTGGAATATGCCACCTTTAATTTTTCCATGTCTTTTTTGAGCACCGATGTGGCAGTGGCCACCATCTCCTCGGTTTCGCGAGGTAGCATTCCATTATCGCAACCTGGATCCGAAAAAATTGGAGGCAATTGATCCGCCACCGTGGGCCCGATTCCCTTGTTAATAATGTCTGCGACTTCTCCTAAATCATCCAGCATTGTTCCGCGCCATTTGTCAAACATTTCATCACACTGTTCGGGGCTGGCGCGCCCTTCCAAAAGTTGACATCTTAAATTCTTGAAATCTTCTAGTTTTTCCGGGGTGGCGCAGAGAGTCGGATTGACTGGCGTTTCGGCGCCCGGATCTATGGCGCGCAGGGCATCCTTCATATCGCTGCGAATATTTGCCGGCATTAGATTTCCTACATTCTTAAAGAAATCGCCGATTGCGGCACCACTCGGGAACGCGTCAGAATACTCAGGATATTCATTATCTACAATCTGTTCTATGATGTCTTGCATAGCTATGGGCGTATTACCGGAAAGTGCCTCTAACAATTCTGCCTGAGTAATCGCAGCGGATATATCTTCCATAAAACTGCGGGCTCGGTCAGGGTTTGCAAGTGCTTGACCGCCGGGGCCCAGATCGCTCATGATTTGAGTAACTGTATCATTGACCTCCTTCTCATCTGCGTCGTCACCACAAATAGAATCCTTGATGACATCACTAAATTTCTGCCTACCTGTCGCCATGGCCGGGAGTGATCCAATTAGGTCTCCCGTTACTTCCAACGCCTTGCAAATTGCGTCTCCTATTAAGGTACAAATTTTAACTAAAACCAATACAATAATCTTGATAACAAGCTCGATTATTAATTTCTTAAGTAACTTTTTGATTGCTTGCCATATATCCTTAAGAGTCGGAATATACATAAATGGGTTTTCAAAACGCGGCATCACAATTTCATTTTTGCCGCGACACCAAGGAAACCCTAAGCTCTTAATAAATTCAGGCAACCCTGGGTTAAACAGCGGGGGGCGCGGGCATTCCACCGTGGCAATAAGAATGGACACGATCTGAGCACCAGGAAATTTATTAAGCTGATCGAGTAAAAACAGATAGTCATCTTGAAATATATCCAACAATGCCAAAATATATGCATCAAGTATAAGCTGCGGATCGAGGGCGCCGGTTGCTCGGGCTTGATCGGACAGAAGTGCCTTCTCTGACAACGAGCGGCGCACAACTGTCGGATCCTGATCTCCAAATCCCGGGGCTTTTGTCGGAACCATGGTGCCGTTATTGTTGCGCATGGTTTCCTTTTGTGCCGCGACAAGCTTTTCGTTCTCCCAAGGCTTCTGAATCCCATAACCTCCAAAAAACGGCTCTTTGTTTCCTTCCACCAATTCTTGATTTGATGATTCGTATTCTTGTTCTGTGTCATAATTACCTTCCCCTTGGCCTACCAGACGAGAGCTAATAACCCCGTTTTGGAGGTTCTTTTGAACCATTTGATTGAGTTCTTCTTGCTTGGCCGGGGGTAATCCAACAAATAATTCCCCGAAATCATCCCAGGCCATGGCCTTCAACGCACTCTGAAGCATTTTTCTAATTGCTTCTTCAAGGGTTAAGCCCCCAAGAAGACAATCCATAACCTGGGTTAAGAGATCCAATAATCCACAAATTTTGAGTCTCTCAAATCCTGTGGCCCACATATCATCGAGGGCCTGTAGGGGCGAACCGCCCGTATTGAACGTCAGCATTCTTATGCAAAAGTGCGCAAAGATCTGATCCCGCGGATCAACCTCTTTGTACGCCTGCATGATTGCGGCGGACCACATATTGGTGTTGCCGTCCACTTCTGGGGTACCGTCGTTCTTTCCGACACTATTATTATCGGCCGATACCTCTGTAGGATCATGTCGACATAAATTCTTGTGGAATGCATATGCCACCGCGTCTCCGATGCTGAATACATCATCCATAATATCTTGGCCTAGAGCTTTCATTTCGTTTTCTAGTGCGTCAGCAATGCAACCGCCGATGGTTTCGTCTCCTTCCACATCAGCATTTCCAACAGCAGTAGAATGTATGGGGGGATATGTATGCTTTTTCAATACTTCCTGCCATGGCTGTTCTTCGCGGGCTGATAAGTCGTTTTGGAATTCTTCGAGCTTTGCAAAATACGCAACGGCTGTCTTGTCTTTCCACGCCGACAACGCGTGCAAACTTTGCAAATCACTTTTGTTATAAGTTATTGGTAGTTCGGCGCAGTCTTCAGTCCATACTTTTAATTTTTTAATATTATATTCAGCATCGAAAACCATTTCAAGTTCAACAACTTTAGATTTAGCAGTAAAAAGCTGAACGGTACCAGTATTAGCTATGTTAAGGCCGCGGCCGTTGAGCCACGCGTCTAACTGATTCATAACGTCGTACACAGCAGATGATGAAAACCCCATCGCGAGATCTCCATATCGTTCAAGATCTAGTACCCTTCCAGAGTCAGTGTACACAAGGTTGGCGCCCTCCATAGCTCTGAATACTTTATAATATCGGTTATATAAGTTTAATCCTTTTCTTACACGAATGTTCCAAATTAACATATCATGTGCATCGTATTTTACGGTGATGTCGCCCGGTTCCTCTCCCTCTTCTTCTTCCTCTTCTGCGTCTGGTAAGTCATTGATAACATCAAAATCTATAGAATACAAAAGCTTAAGATATGAACGTGGTCGAGGATCAAGCCAATAATCGGTGTGTTCCAGCGCTTGTGTCGCTATATCAAGAGATCCGCTGCTTTGATCTTTGTTGTTAATTTGTAAAATTTTCCTAACGGCGCCGTTTTTTGGGTACTGTCTTTTGTCAGTATATTCAATCCCATATTTACTCCAATAATCATCTATATTGATAACTTCTATTTCTTGAGTATGCATCACCACTTGCCACTGGCACAACTTTTCATTTAAGAATGCATCTCTATTTTTGCGCTTTTTCCAATCCGGCACAGAAGCTAAAGGATTTGGAGAGCACGGTAAACAAATATCAGGCGCCGGCTCTATCTCTGGGCACCCATTTGGATCGCCAGGATATTGAGGATCTGGAAACATATCCCCATTACGGTCTTGAAATGGTAAAAATTGTGATTTTATTTCGTCTGCCATAATATAATCTCAGTAGTTAAATTCTAAGTGACGCTCACGTTGCGGCTACAGATATATTTGTACCCAAAAGGAATACAATAATTAAACATAAACATAATATTATTGATCATCTGTTGCCATACATTATCATTTACAAATGTGATCCCCTCGGCGCATGCGGTAATAGATGCGGCGCTGACCCAAGGTCTAAATTGATCAATTCCGCAAACAGCGATAAATATTTCACAAATCATAGCTAGCATCAACACTGCGCTATTTAAAGTGTTGAGCTGTTCCGCAACCTCTACAAACGCATCACGAGTTATATATCCTAGCGGAACCGGCTGTAGTCCTCTAATCCTTTCGCGAGGATTAAATAGGCCGCCCCACACTACGCGGTCTTCGGTGCTATTTCCGGCAATCAATGAAATGGTTGGTGACGGCGTAAAGATATCCCCGCCCGTAGACAGTGTCTCTCCGTGGTTTCCAAATCCGGAATATCCCTCTCCAACGCCAGTAACAATCTTTACCCCCTCGCGACCTACAATGCGAACGGCATCCGCCTTTACTAAAATTCCTGAGCGCGCTATTGATTGGGGAGAATTATCCTGCGTTAGTCCTGCGTTATGATCGATATCAGTCAATTCACTAATATGAATACGGGCCGCGTCCGCAGCGAAACTTGGATCTACATATGCTGGCTTATCGGGGCCATCTCCTTTGTTGGCAGAGGCCATACGACCAACAACCAAGTCAATTGATGACGCCTTATCGGGCCCAAAAGCGCCGTAACCATCGCGATCCGATGCTGGGCGATCCGTGCCCAAGACGATATATGCGCCGGCGGTGTTTGAAAAAACGGTCTCATTGGGGGCTTTTTTATAAAACAATTTTCCCATGGGACGAGCAGTGTGGTATAGTCCACTTTTGGGGGGTAATTGATTAGCTTCTTTGAGTTTCTGCGGGGAGCTAGGGTTTTCTGATAGCGGGACGCCATCGGGTTCAGATTCGTTTATAAACATAAGTCCTCTCTATTGTACTGGCAACGCTTAGGTTTTGTATACTAATAATTAGCTTTTTGTTGAGAATGTGTAAAATATTAGCACTATTAAGACGCATGACACCCCGGATCGCCGGANCAGGGGGTT